TGGTTCAAGGATACGAATGTACCCAAGGACGTGTTCACTGCGACAATGTTCGACAATACCGAACTTGATGAGAAGGACTATCAGCTGCAGAAGGATGCAATCAAGGACGATATGCAGTATCGCCAGGAGATTCTGGGCGAAATCCTCGATGACGATGTCGAATTCGGTATCATACACCATTCTGACTACCCGAAATACAAGAAGCTGCGATCCGGAAAGGTGAAACTCGGTATCGACTGTGCCGGTTCCGGCGCGGACTATAACGTTTTCGTTGTCGCCGACGATACGCAGATTCTCGAAACTATAAAGCTACAGGTTGCAAACACGTTCCAGATGTTCTCGACCGCAGACGAGTTGATCTCAAAATATAACGTGAAAAGGGTCAATATTGATACTACGGGCGGGTTCGGAACTGGTACACTTGATATGTTAAAGCTTAAATATACAGGAAAACGCGTGGACGGACAATACGTGGATACAGTGGAGATAAACGGAGTCAACTTCGGCCAGAAGCCAAATGCAGAACGGTTTGTCAATGCAAGAGCTGAGATGTACTTTAATCTCGTGGATAAGATACGAGACGAAGGTTTCTACGTCGATGACGACGAGATTAGGGAAGAGCTGCAGTACATCACCTATGACATAACAAGTAATGGAAAGACTCTCCTTAAGCCAAAATCTGAGATTAAGCAATTAATCGGACGTTCGCCGGACAAATCTGACGCGCTTGCATTGGCGATGTATTCGCCGGAAGCTGAGATGGCAATGACTCCTCAGCAGAGTCTTGATATTGCAATGCAGTTCTGTAGTATCTAGTAACTGCTTACTGCCCGGAAGGCTTTGCCAGGAGCTGAACCGGCCCTTTTAGTGAAACCCGAGTTCCACCGTATCTCCATTGAGGAGACGAGCCGAGAACAAGTAGACCCATACTGCCCGTATAGGAATGCCTTTCGCATCTACCGTATAGCCTATCGACTATTCATCCGCATCAACCTACAAAAGAAAGGCCGTGTTTGAAAACTCGGTTGAAGATCTTGTCCTTCCAAGAAGAGCTTCGTCATTTTTCAGACTGTGAACCGGATGACCCTTGGTAAGAAATATAGCAATTTGTGCGCAAGTTGCGCAATGTTGCGCGTGAAAATTATCGTAAACATATAAACATAGGTTAATAGAGGTTAATGAGGGTTTTCATGTTCTACAACGACTACATTTCAAAAATCCGTTCACAGGGCTACACCGAAGACCGAGGTGTGTTCCGCGACTCAAAGGGTGCTCCCAAGTGCTTCAATTATGTACTGGAGGAACTGGTCCTGAGGCAGCAGTCCGGCGTCCTTACGGCCAGGGAATACGAACTCTACGGCAAGATGCTGCTTACCCTGGTGCAGATTGTACTGAACAATCACCGGTTCAAATATCAGGACCCCGATATCAAGGAAGAGTGCAGGGACGAGGCTTACGTGGACGTTCTTGGGGGTCTGGTCAAGTATTTCGACAAGAGCCGTGGATCGACCGCATACGCATACGCATTTCGAATATGCTACACAAGTATGATCCACGTTCTCCAGCGTATGAACGCACGCAATGACTTGCACTCTAATTTAATAGAGAGAATGAATGACGAAATTCTCGACTGTGGACACAAAGTTATAACACACGAATAAAGAGGACCTGAATGGCAAGCGTACGCGATATTATTGTAGAAGCCGCCTCGCGGGCGAATGTATGCCCCAGGAAGAGGGTATTGCCCGACGATTTATTTGTCGACAGTTTGATGCTGTTCAACGGCGTAATGGAAGAATATTCCTCACGAGAATATATTGAAGCCTACCAGAACGAGGTGGACTTCGCACCCCAGTCCGAATCCGTGCTGGTTGGTAAAGTCGATGGCGAAACCCAGGATGAACTTGTTGATGCTCCTACTATCCAGCTTCCTAAGCGTATTCTGTACAAGTATGCCGGTTCTGTTGACTGGGTTCCGATGGAATTCATTTCTTACAAGGATTTCTATTCTTCTGCCTATTCCGACTACATTGTCAGCTGGCAACCGGTTGGACATAACTTGTACAAGATTCATTTCAAGCCGCGCTTTGTATCTACTGCGCCGCAGTGCAAGCTGATCTACAACGTCGAGATGAAGTATGCCGACAACGACACTGTCAACCTTCCGACTCCGTATATCGAACTTATTACTCGCAGTCTTGCATACAAGATGGCCGTGAAGTGGCCCCGTGTTGACGATGCCAAGAAGAATTCGCTTAAGGATGAGATCACCGAGCTAGAAAACAGCCTGAAGGCAACCAACGCGTCAATGCACATCATAACGCGTGGCGGTAGCGGAAACGGCGGTTCCTTGCAGTCTAACTTGCGTTCTGGAGCATTCATCAGCAATCGTTATTTCTAGGCCGGAGGATGGTGATGGCTACGAGAGTAGTTACGAACATAGTTGGGGGAACTTCCCGCAGTAACCTTGCCAAGCTAGGGCAGGGTTATACGCTTAATATGTTCCAAGAAACTCTGGATTCCGACCAGAACTACGTCAATAAGGTATTGCGACCGATTAAGGGGTACCGAACCGTCTGTAGCATTCCCGGACGTTGCCGTGGTATGTACACGGTTTCGAACGGTTACAATGGCAGTCCGATTACCTATGCGGTGTTCGGAACGACCCTTTACTTGATTATGATGCCTTCAAAGACGGCTTACCGTATTGCGGACATTGCAGCCGGTTCCGACCCGGTTCATTTTGCTGAGACAGGTAACCGCGACGGTTTCCACGCTCACCTCGTGATAGTCGATGGAACGTATTGCTACGCAGTCGATACGCAGATAAAGCCAGCTAATCAGCGAGAGGACTTTTCAATCATTCAGCTTCCGTATCGAGACTATGTACAGGGAACTACCATAAAGCCGAGCCACATCGCATATCTGTATGGGCATTGCGTGGTTTCTGATTCTGGTACGGACGCGTTCTACATTTCATACCAATTTCCGTTCGAGCGTAACGGATCCGACGGCAAGGTGGACAAGAATATATTCCAGGTCGGTAGTGAAGAATGGGGAAACGCCGGACAGTCGCTGCAAGCCTATTGGGCTCCCGATAACACGACTGCACTTATTGCCAACGGTTCCCGACTATACACGTTCGGTGAACGGTCGTATCAGATGTTCCAGTACACTAACGACATCAACGCTCCGTTCAATTCACCGGACACAGCCGCGTTCCCTATCGGCCTGAAGGCCACCAATAGCCTTGCACAGCTCGGTAGCACGGTAGTGTGGCTAGGTGCCTCGGATATCGGTAACGGTGGCATATACGTGCTGCAGGGCGGTACACAGGCCGTCCGCGTGTCTACTCCGGAAATCGAACGCGAAATCGCGACTTTCTCGACTGTAAAGGATGCGACCGCGCAAATATGGCAAGACAACCAGCACGTGTTCTACTGTATCAGCTTCCCTAGTGCAGGTGTTACATATTGCTATGACCTTACGGAAAAGTCCTGGTCGAACCGTTGTTCAATTGACAGCACCAACAATAAGGTTGTCTGGCGTTACGACAATGCGACGATGAACGCCGAAGGCGCAATTTGGCAGTCTTACGTCGGCGGAATCGCTGAACAGGTTGACGATAACTGGAGCGAACACGATGGGACGCCCATTTTGCGTATGCGCCGCGGAGGTGTCATTCTGTCAAATTACGCGAACTTCTATATGGACTCCATTGAAGTATTGACAAACAATGGCCAGTATCAGCTATTGCCGGATACCCAGGCCAAGATGATGATGCGGTTTTCTGCAGACGGTTCTACGTGGAGCGATTCGGAAGTAGTCGAAATTGGCGGTGTCGGCCAGTACGACTATGACTGCATCTTTTATGATTTCGGCATAGCTAAGATTTTCAGTATCGAACTTTCGTGCAGCGATAACATACCGTTCGCGCTGTACGCGTTGAAGATAAAGGCTCAGGAGTGTGCATTCTAATGGAATTTACGACGTTGAACAGTACGCACGAGGAGATGGCTGAGGCCATCCGTGGTGCCTGGGGAAAGGATGCGACCAAGGACTGCACGCTTGTTTACATTGGACAGGCGGTCATAGGCCTTGCCAAGGATGTTGAAACCCTTAACACTAACGTAAAATGCAATCACTACGACTGGATCCAGCTTGCTAATGGTTGCTTTTTGGCAATTTTAAAATAGGAGAATGATTATGGCGGATTTCAATTGGGGCAGCGTAGTTGGCGATACTATCGGAGCTGTTGCTTCCGTGTACAATGCCGACCAAGAACGTAAGGCAGCTAAGGAAGCCCGTGACGAAAAGATCAAGGCTATCAAGGAAGCGACCGAATCTGCCGGCAACACTTACGACAAGATGACAAGGACGCTGAGCGACTACGACCGCAAGCGTATTCGTCTTGCCGATGACGAGATGGTCAAAGAACTAAAGAAACTGATGGGGGACTATTCTCCAGAGGTTTACGACTTCGGAAAGTTTGGTGATGAATATACCAAAACCGTGGATGACTTTCTCAACCCGGAAGCCGAGAAAATTGCCGAATTGGCCGGTCTGAAGACACAGGCCGACCTTGCTGCACGTGGTGCCGCGAAGGGCACCGGTGCACTCGCTGGCATCGGTTATTCTCGCTGGGATGCTGCTGAACAGCTGTACAAGGACGCACAGCAGGCCCTGAAGGACGACCGTGCACAGGCCTACACCGAATACAGCGACTACATCGACAATATGCAGAAGAAGCTTGACACTCTGAACCAGGGTGCCAAGGACAGGATCAACATTCTGTCCGGTGCTGTACAGAATGAACAGACTGCGCAGGGCGACTACATTTCTGACCTTATCAACCTTATGGGTGACCGGGCCAGCACCAACATCAACGCCACGGTTGGCGCATACGCATAAGGAGAGTTTAAATGGCACGCATTTACACCAGTAGAGTATTGCTCGACCCGTCGCTGCTGTCTACCGTCGGCAACGCGGTCGAAAACCGTATCAAGCTTGATGCCGATCGCAACCGCAACGTGTTGAACTCGTTCACCAAGCTGTTCGATGACACTGGCCGTTCGTTCGACGAATGGGTCGACAAGGCCATCGAGGAAGGTAAACAGAAGGACCGTTTGGACAACGTTCGCTTCTATGCAACGGCTTCACAGCTTGAAGACCCTCTGTTCCTTGCTGCTGCGGATGAATATGCTCGCACAGGTTCGTCATCTGCACTGACCAACTATCAGTTACAGCGC